TACGACGATCCCCCTCTCGGTGATAACGACCCGGGCCGGAACCTCTCAGGGCCCATGTACTTAAAGACGGCCCAGACGAGCCCGGCGCCGTTTCTGGGGTACCCGGCGCGCAAGCTCGAGTACTCGGACGGCACGGTCTCGTGGTTCAGGCCGGGTGCCAAGTGGCCATGGATCGGTCAGGGTGGCGAGTCTGACGGGTACACGATCAAGCTGCAGGGCAAACAGCAGAATCAGCAGATCCTGTTCTGGCTGGCTCTGTTCGCCCTGGTCGCATTCCTTTTCACTAGATTGCGGAGATCTTAGGGGCGACGACCTTCACTAATTTCTTTGACAAATTATCTCTTTCAATTTTAGTCCGTTCATCCAGCTTGGGGCACATGTGAACCTCAAGTTGAATGCACCGCGCGCAATAGTCCCCGGCGCACTCCCGGCATTTCAGGATCCTGTTCTTATGAGCGCACTTAGGAACCACCCCCAGAGCCTCCATCAGAGAGTCCTGGACATTCATCTACTATTTCACATACAATTTGATTCTTAAAGTCCCATGGCACCGGGTCGTCCACAATCTCACAGAGGCCTTTGGCTCGCCCTTGGACTATACGTTCCCAGGCGGCGCGCATGGCCGGAAGGTTCTTCTCGAACCAGGACCGGTCCCGGACGACCCGGACGACGACAAACTCGGGCTCGGCGCCTTCAACGCTCGCCGGCCGGTACTGAACAAAGTCACACTCCTCGAGGTCCGTGATTTCAAGCTGAAGTTGAACCTGGGGCAGGTAGTGCTTGGGGACTTTCGGCTCGATCTTACGGGTCAGAGGGCACTTGATCTCGATCAGGAGCCCGTCCTCGGTGACGCCGTCGGGCGACGCCCCGAGCCAATGATGCTCGCGGTGCCGGACCAGGCCGATCTCGTGCGACTTGCGTCCGGTCCGGGCGTCATAAAGGTCCCGGACCATCGGCTCGAGGAGGGTCCCGTGGGCCGTCGCGGCGTTCCCGGCCCACTTGGTCTTGAGAACCTTCTTTTTTATGAACGCGTCGACGCTTTCGTATCGATTATCACCGATCGCGCTCGCAATGTCACTCGCCGTAATCATTTCGTCACGGAGATCTAACCATTTCTGACTTCTTTGTTCGGCGTATTCAGCCGCAAGAAGTTCCTTGGCCCTGAGTATCTGGGGCTCGCCGGTTAGCGGTTGGGACATGCTTATTCTTGAATCGAGGATCGGTCTTAAGTACTATTTCGGCCGCGTTCTGTTCGGCCTGTTTCTTAGTGCTCGCGAAACCAGACCCACAATCCATCCCGTCGACGACGACCGTGATGAAGAATTGGCCGTTCGAGTTTCCGACGAGCCGGTAATCGGGCAATGGGTATTTGAGCGCCTGGCACCAACGCATCAATTGGTCCTTCCAATTATCATCGACGAGTGACGTCTTGACTTTTGAAAAGGAATCCATGACGAACGCCTTGGCGTAGACCATGCCTAGGTCGAGGTAGATGGCTCCGACGAGCGCCTCGAACGCATCCTCCATGATGTGCTCGTTCGTGTTCCAATTATTGCGCTCGCCCTTCTCGTCCATCAGAATCATCTTGTCGAGACCGAGCACTTTGGAGATTTCGCAGAGGGTCTTGCCCCGGACCATCTTCGTCCGGGCCTTCGTCAGGAAGCCCTCCTGTTCCTTCTCGTGCAAATCAAATAGGTGCTTTGTAATAATAAAGCCAAGAACCGAGTCCCCCATGAATTCTAGTGTTTCGTACGAACCAGTCAAACCTGAATAGCGCTTCAGGGCTGACTTGTGCGTGAACGCTCGCTGGTAGAGTGCGATATTTTTGACTTTTGTGCCGACCAGGGCATTCAAGGTGTCCCTTGAAAGCTCAGGCACGGGGATTTGCTGGTCAGACTCCATGTTGTGTTACCATGTGGCGACATTTTTAAGCCCTAAGACCGAGTCCGAAGGACTCGAGATCTAAATCTTAAAAAGCCTTCGGCGAGACAGACCCTTCGGGTCTGGGCTCCTAGGCCTTCACAACCTTCGGGCGCAGCTTCTTCTCCTTCGGCGGCGCGTTCGGGTCGACCGGGGCCTTCGGCTTCTTCTCAACCTCAGGCTTCACCTCCTTGATGTAGTGCGGGTTGATATACTTCTGGATATTCAGGAAAGTCACCTGGGTGCCCTCGGGCGGGTGCAGCAGAGTCTGCAGGGTCGCATCCAGGGTGATGTTCTGGCCGGCCTTCAGACCCTTCTCGGTCACGTACGCGTTGATACGGGTCGTCACCTGCGAGCGCGAGATCTTCTCGTCGGCCGCAAGGCTCAGGAAGGCCCGCAGCTCGGGGGTCACGTCCAGGGGCTTGTTGAAGCCGTTGTTTACGGCGCGAGCCTTGGACTTCTCACCGGTCGGGTCCTCGATATGCGCGCGAATCTTGCGCATATCCTTGCGCAGAGCCTTCATCTCCTTCATCAGAGCATCCAGGGTGATCGGGGCGTCGGTAGCCATGCCGGTTGTACTATGAGAGGCACGGGCATCTTTAAGCCAGGACGAGCGAGGCTATAGCGAATGCCAGGAGGACGAAAAGCACCAGGAAAATTTGCCATACTTTAAACGGGTCTTCCTTTGTCGCGCCGACCCCGTCGCTCTTGAAGGGAGCCGACCCCGCCGGCTCGGTCGGGAGATCGCTCTGAAGCAGGTTCTGACCGAACCCAGGCGGCAACGTCGTGCCCTTCGATCTGCGAAGCTCGACCTTTTGAGTCGGCTGGGTTCCCTGGTTAGGACACTTGGCACAGCAGCCCACGTCACACGGGTATACCAGGCCGTTCTGTTTGTTGACGTAGCCGCAGATCGTCGAGGCCGGGTCCCTGGGATCAGGCAGGCAGTCGCAAAATTTCAGAGCAAATTTAGCGTCGCATGCGCCCATCTGATATTAAAGAAGAAATTTGTATATAGTATAATGGAGTACGGAAAACCCCAGAAGCTCCCGGATGGTCGTTACTTTCTGAAGGTCACTGGTGCTCGCCATCAGCTGAATGGTCTGACGCTTCAGGACTCGCTCGCGGCCAAGGCGGTGAATTTCGCCGTGCCGGACGCCTCAATTTTCGCAAAGATTGACGAGGAGATCCTTACACAGGCCAAGGCTTCCAAGGTGGAGTGGTTCGGCAAGGAGCTGAGCGACGAGACGATCACGAACGCTTTCCAGGAGAGCGTGACGGACGGCGTCCTGGGCGCATCCCTGGCGACCATCAAGGGCGAGGTCGTGACGACCGCTTTTGACACCCAGAAGAATCCAGTCGAACTCCAGGACGTCAAGCCCGAGAGCAAGGTGGATGTCCTGTTCGAGTTGTCGGGTCTTTGGTTCCTCAAGAAGTCCTTCGGTCCCATCTGGCGCGTGATCCAGGTCCGCGTCCGGTCCGGAGCCCAGCGCGCCCCGGCCCCCAAGGAGTACCTCTTCACGGACGCCCCCGAGTCGGACGACGACCCAGCCGATTATCTGGACTGAGCCCCCAAAAAAATATCATCGACTTATAATAAATGGACCGCAAGGGACTCGCGATAATGATTCTGGCCGGCGTGATCCTCCTCCTCCTGTTCGCCCCCAAGCGTAGCGGTTTCGCAGGCGGTCAGGCCGGTATGTCGGGTGCAAACCTCTATAAGACCGGGATCGATGCGACGTACAAGCTGGCCCACCCCGAGTATGCCCCTACCGGCGGTGCGGGTTCCTCAGCCGACGTGGTGTCGTCCGCGAGCCTGATCCCCCGTGACGTGATCCAGACCGAGGACTTTGGCCAGTTCAGCCCGGACAAGATCCTGGGCAACCAGAACTACCTGGACCCGCGCAGCCAGATTGGTTACCCCGAGACGGTCGGCGGCGTTCTGCGCAACGCCAACCGCCAGTTCCGCTCGGAGCCGACCAACCCCCGCAGCCCGGTCTCCATCTTCAACCTCAGCACGATCCCGCCGGACACCATGCGCCCCAAGTTTGAGATCAGCCCGGAGTACCAGTAAAGAAACTCGTGAGTTTCTTCCCGCGTTCAACATTACTTAAATAAGTGCTTCGCGCATATTAGAAATGGACTTTAAAGCAGCTATGACTGAGTGGGTCAACCTTAAGGGCCAACTTGCCGCAGCTCGCAAAGATCTCACGACGCTCAATCAGCGCGAGAAGGATCTTCGCAAGTTTGTGACCGAACACATGGCCCGGAACGAGATCGACACGGTTCGAGTCCAGGACAAGATTAAGGTCAATTTAAAGACTAAAAAAACACGTGGTGGCCTCACTAAGGACGTCATCAAGAAGGGTCTAAGCACGTTTTTCGGTGGCAACGAGGCCCAGGTCGAGGGCGCGTTCCAGGCGATCCTGGACTCGGCGCCCGAGAAGGAGACCGTCGGTGTTACCGTCACCGGCCTCACGCGTTAAAGGCTAGGCGCGTCTACTGAACAAGTACAATGGGCATCAACGATGAGTACTCGCGTGATGCATACAACTACGACCTCGCGTACGACTCGGAAGGGTCGGACGAATTCGATTCGGATCTTCATCCAGAGGACTGGCAGGACATGTACTCCCAGGAACTCCTCGACGCCTGGATGAAGATTCACGATTACACGACCGAACATTACATCGCGATCCGAGCGGGCTACCCCAAGTTTGTCGAGCTCGTCCTCGAACCCCAGGGCTGGTTCGGCGCATCGA